TTAAGCAACTGGAAGCCAAGATCTTTCAACGAAGGTCGATTTCCTACTTATAACGCTTCTTTAGTTAAGCGTGGTATCGGTTACAAGACAACACCATCAAAGCCAGATCGCAGAGGCTTCAGATCCCTAGCGCGCTTATTCAATAAAAGTGCAGCTGGTGCAATCTATGAAATTGCTGGTCGAGTTAATCCTGACAGTGTTTTTGTTAAAAACATTAGAGGAAAATACGGTTCTGTCATGAAAGGCAGAAATGAAATGCAAGGCCGCGTTCTATATCGCGCCTATGAAGAAGATCGTGGCAAGGCTCAGGATGGAGTAATTAAAGCCATTGAAAAGGTCACCATGAAATTGAATAAGAGAGCGACGGTGCGCGGATAATGGCCAATGTAATTATTGATGTCGCAGCTGAGTTCACCGGCAAGAAGGCCTTTAAAGATGCTGGAAATGCAACTTCTACGCTTGAAAAAAGTGTCAAGACTTTAGGCAAGACCATTGGTTTGACCTTTAGTGCCAGGGCAATCGTTGACTTTAGCAAAGCCTCTGTTAAGGCATTTGCTGAGGATGATCGAGCTATATCACTTCTTAGAGTAAACCTTAAAAACTTAGGCTTGGCTTATCAGTCTGTCAATGCTGAAAGCTTTATCGCCTCAATGGAGAAGCAGACTGCTATATCTGATGACTTCTTACGGCCAGCCTATGCGCAATTAGCCAAGGTAACTTTATCAACTACTAAGACCCAAGAGTTAATGGCTTTAGCCTTTGATGTATCTGCATCTAATGGTCTTGATTTCGCATCGACTATAGATATTTTGGCCAATGCTTATGTTGGCAACTACAAAGGCTTAAAACAACTTTACACAGGATTAACCCAGGCAGAGCTTGCTACTAAGGATTTCGCAGAGATCCAGGCTATACTTACAAAACAGAGCAAAGGTGCTGGCAAAACATCTCTAGATACTTACGCTGGTTCTGTAGATAAACTGAGGATTGCCTCCGATAATGCTAAAGAATCAATCGGCAAAGGCTTAGTTGATCTTTTTGCTGCTCTTGCTGGAAATGGCAATATTGACGAAGCAACAGCAAACGTAGAGACTTTCTCAGCTGCCTTGGGTCAGATGCTTTCAGATGCTAGCAAATACGGTGCACTTGACTGGTTAAGCGCGTTTGTAACTGGAAACGTAACTTCTGGCACTGCTGCTAAGTTAACTAAAAGACCTTCAGCAGGCAGAATGTTTACAGGCGGCTCAGGAGTATCTACTGAGTTACTACTAGCTAGAAAAGAACAAGCAGCCACTCTTGCCAGAATCGCAGCTGATAAAAAGGCTGCTGCTGCAAGAATTGCCGCAGATAAAAAGGCCGCCGCCAATAGAGCGTTACTTGCCAAGGCTGAATCAATTTTTAACCTTGATCAAATACAGATTGAAGCTGCGCTAAAGGGCAAGATCTCAGCCGATGAGAAGTTACGCCTAGAATTACAACGTGCAATCCTTAATGAGGACTTCGACCTTGCTGCTAAGTTACAGAAACAATTAGAAGCCTCACAGCGCGCCACTGCAGCATTACAAGCGCAAATAAGAGACATCAAGCCACCAGTTGACCCTTTCAAAGAAACCTTAACAACCCTTGAATTAATTGCTGAACTTCTTGGCAAAGTAAGCAATATGCCTGTTCGTAAGGCAGGCGGCGGCATACTTGCTTTAGAGCCTGATGATCTTGCACCTCTGGTTACAGCCCCTAAAGTAATTCCTAAACCTGTGACTCCAGAGCCAGTGCCCGTAGTAGTAATTCCAAGCCCAACTCCAGCACCCAGCACTAACAACCCTTTTGCTGGTCTAGGCGGTGATACTGGTTTTAGTCGCCCATTCTCAGTGCCAGGCTATTCATATACACCACCACAAGCACCACCAGTAACTGTAAACGTGACTGTTAGTGGCTCTGTTGTTGCTGAACAAGAACTTGTCAAGGTTGTAGCTGATGCCCTTGTTATGGCGAATACTCAAGGCTTAAACGTGTCTCGACCAGGTGGACTTGGCTTTAGGGTTGATGAAGGATGACAGTTCCAGTAATCAACGCCATCATTAACTTTTCAACGGGTGCTGGCTTTGCCTCGCCCATGATTCTTGACTCAGGTGTTCTAGGTGTCAATGCTTTGGCCGATACGACAGCAGTCACAGTTGATGTTTCTAATCAAGTTGATTCTGTTAAAACTAATCGAGGCCGCACAGCTCTATCTGATATATTTCAGACTGGCACAATGAGCCTACGAATCATCGATCAAAACGGTGATTTTAACCCGATGAACCCAGCAAGCCCTTATTACAATTTGCTGACTCCAATGCGTAAAGTGACTATTACTGCTACTTGGAATGGAAATACTTACCCAATCTTTGCTGGCTACATAACCAGTTATGACACCACTACTCCTCGCGATGTCGGTGAAGTCGTTTATACTACGATCCAAGCAGTCGATGGATTTAGATTATTCCAAAATGCTCAGATTACGACTGTCGCTTCTGCCACAGCTGGTCAAACTACTGGCACTCGAATTAGCAAGATCCTTGATGCTGTCGGATGGCCTACTGGCATGCGTGACATCGATGCCGGTCAAACCACAGTTCAGGCAGATCCAGGCACTCTTCGCACTTCGCTTGGGGCAATGCAGTTAATCACCAGCACTGAATATGGCTCCCTTTATATGGATGGCTTTGGCAACGTAGTCTTTCAAGATCGCGCTTTGACTTCATCAAGCGTGGCTGGCACTCCAGTTGATTTTAATGACAATGGCACTGGCATTTCCTATAACAATGCCCTCTGGAAGCTAGACGACACCTTGGTATTTAACAAGGCTACTATCACTCGCACTGGTGGCACTCCACAGGTTGCCTTTAATCAAGCTTCGATTGACAAGTATTTTCTTCACTCTTATCAAGAGCAGAATCTACTTATGGAGACAGATGCGGAAGCTCTAAACAATGCCAGAGCATTTGTTGCTTCACGCCAAGAAACTTCAATCCGATGCGATGCTGTCACCCTTGACCTTTATACTGATAACTATGATGCTGGCATTCTTGCCGCCTTAGATCTTGACTTCTTCGATCCAGTGACAGTTACAACCACACAACCAGGGTCATCTACCCTAACCAAGACTTTGCAGGTGTTTGGCATATCTCATGACGTACGGCCAAATAACTGGAAAACAACACTCACAACGCTTGAACCGATCATAGATTCCTTTATAATAGGATCATCACAATATGGCGTTTTAGGCGTTAATACACTTTCTTACTAAGGAGCAAATATGGCAACAGGATTCCCAGCGGCAACGGGTGATGTAATGACGGCTGCCATGTTCAATGGCTTGGTAGCATTCACCCTTAACGCACAAACAGGCGCAACCTATACTTCAGTATTAAGCGATAGTTACCAGACTTTAGTCACCATGTCTAACGCATCTGCCAACGCTTTTAAGATTCCTACTAACGCATCAGTAGCACACCCAATCGGCACAGTAATTACAGTGCTGAACATTGGTGCTGGTACTTGCACAATCTCAGCTGTAACAAGCGGCACAACCACAGTTCTTTCAGCAGGCGCAACAGCGGCTGCCCCTACTTTGGCGCAATACAAATCCGCAGCTTGTATTAAAACAGGAACAGATGCCTGGTACATAGTGGGTGCGATCGCCTAATGCTTAATTCAATCGTTGCAGTTCAAGGATCACCGGTGTCTGCACCGATTCCTGGTTATTCATTATGGCTTGATGCTACTTCGGCTTCGTCTTTTACTTATTCATCAGGCACAATCGTTAGCCAATGGCGAGATCTGAGCGCAAACGCTTACAACTTTAGTCAAGCAACAGTTATATATCAGCCAGAAAGACAGAATGCTATCCAGAATGGATTGCCATCCGTTTATTTCAATTCTAAGGATCTACAAAACAGTTCGTGGAACTGGAGCACATCTGCTTTTACTATTTTTTCAGTAATGAAAGATCGAACAGGCACAGTTTATGACGGTTTTTTGAGCCGTAGCGATACAAATGCTTTACAGCTTGGTTACGATAACACGCAAAAATACTCGATCTCTAAAATTGGAACTGCGACGAGTGCTAGTAATTTAACTCAAACCGCCAGCAATCAAGATGTTGTTGTTTACAAATCGGCTGGTATTGTCGCAACTGATATTTCAGTTCAAATATACAAAAATGGAACTGCGGCCACCGCTCCAGTTACTTTGACTGGGCTGGGTAACGGTAGCGTTAACCTTTTAGGTTCAACCAAAGAAATAGCAGATCCTATGGTTGGCTATATTTCAGAAGTCTTAATTTATCCAAGCCAATTATCTGACACTGATCGAAACAAAGTTGAACTCTACTTAAAGACGAAATGGGCAACACCATGAGCAAATGGATGAAATGGTCCGATATTAATTCATTTAATTCTTGGCACGAGATTGTCAAGGTCGGCTTAGGTATCCCTAATCAAGACGAAATAACTGTTAACTATACAAAACCAGTTATTGAATCAGATGGTGTCTTTGCCTTGGTTGACAGTGGTGTAGCTGCTGCCTATCCCGATAACTTGGGAATTGACTCTCAAATACCTAACTCGATGAAACCAAGTAATTATGAAACCCAAATTATCTAAGTCTGCAATCCAGTTAAGAGAACAAATTGACGACACCTTCGGAGATCGAGATCGAACTTCTGATGGTTGGATCGGCGATACTCGACACAGCGCGCGCCCTTCAGATCACAATCCTGATGCTAACGGCTGGGTACGTGCCATCGATGTCGATCGAGATCTTACAGGCAAGGCTAAACCTGACCTCATGCCAGATCTTGCGGAT